CGATGAATTCATTAGAGGTTATAATAAGTATGTACTTGAGAAAACCTTAGATAAGGAGGTAGTTAATGCCGAAGACTAAAGAATGGTTAATTCTTAATGCTGTTTATGCTTGGCTTCATCATTATGGAGACCAAGCAGACTCAGTAGTTATGAAACACCAGTACGAAGAGTTAAAGAAGGAGCTGGAGAATGAACAGTCAAAGAATACTACCAGTAAAAAACGGGGACGTCCGGCGAAAAGACAAAGGACGCAAAAGACCACAAGCACTGAGGTCAGCAAAACAGCGAGCTAAGATGCTTAAATTAAAATTACTTTTATCACAATCACCGCGCAAGGACGATGCAAACTCTAACTAAATATCTAGTAACTCTTGAATCAGGACGTGACTTCTTTATAGAAGCATCTGGTTGGGAAGATGCAATGTTTACTGCTTTAGATGAAGCAGCATTACATGATGACTATTTAGAAGATGTAGAGGAGGTTAAGTATGACTAAGAAAAAGAAGTATTATCCTAATAATTATGATTGGATAAAAGCATGTCCTGCTGAATTCTTTGATTCTATATCTTATGAGGATTTTATGGATTGGAAGATTCAAGGATGGAGTTTACCGTCTTCTGTAGACTGTATCATTCGTGAAGAGAATACAAGGACGGGTAAGATAACAGAGTATGTCTATGAGAGACAATCTGCTGCAAGAAAGAAAGTAGATAGTATACTTAAAAAGATGGATAGTGCTATGGTTCTATGTGATCATGATTCAGTCCATCATTTATACCTTAAACCAATTGATGAACCATTCGAGGAGGATGAAGACGATGACTTCGACGGTACCACAGCGTACTACTAAGGATATTTATTCCTATTCACAACAAGCATTAGACTTGTTAGAAACAAGAAGAATAGAAGGTGATAT